GACTTTGTGAATGAGCACGTTGTCAATCGAGAAAAACACACCTATCATCCCGTATTCAATGCTGATTTTATGCGGGGCAGTGTCCATAACGTAGGTGGTTGAATCGCCGTTGAACGCGCCCGAAGATACCAGAGTATCAACCCCGCCGCCGCCCGCCGAATCTGTTCGCGTGCCTATCGAGAACGTGGTGCCGTCAAGTTGCACAAAAAAGCCATTATCGTCGTTATATGCCCCGATGCGTCGGATGTTGTCAACCGTCCCGGCAGTAAACCACTCCGCAGCAGCGATAAATTCCAGAGCCGCCGCTGGTACAAATCGAGCGGTGTGCACGGTTTGATATTCGACTGTTGAATTTGCCACAATGCCGGTATCGAGTTCTGCCTCCCCGCCCTGAGAAACAGACCCGGAGCCCGTGATGGTTTCAGTCCAAAAGTTTGTATCTTTTGTTGCGTCGTCAAACGCCGTCCCGACTAGCCGCGTGGATGTACATACCCGCTGGCAACCAGACAGCGCAATCCGTCCTCCGCGCGTTGGTATAATCGAGTCAATAACCTCCGCTTTTAGTTCTCTCAAAATTGTCATACAATTCTCCATTCAGTGGACATACAAATTATCGTAATACTTTCTTGGTCAATCAAGTCGAATGTTGCCGCGCCGTTAATGGTCTCGGCACCGCTGGCGTCTACCGTGACTGTACCCGCACCGTCATTTTCGATGTAATACACGGTGCCCGTGATACCTGCAATTGCGGGCAGGTTCACCGTAATATCGCCACCGGAGCTATCACAGAATATTGCATAATCGTTGGCGGTTACGGTATAAGGCGAATCTCCGACCGCTATCTCGGTAACTTCTACAATCCGGCCCCCGCTCAGGTCAACGGTGATCCCATCCGAATGTGCGTGCCAACCGATAGCGTCTCGCTCCGTGCCGATGTAATACGAGGTCAGTAGTCCAGAACTGGCGCGGATTGCGTCGGTCGCCACGTCCCATTCCCAAGAGATAGCACCCGCGAGCCGGTTGGTAGTTGTGCTTTCGAGTTCGGCTTCGATACCTACACCGAACCCAGGCGCGGCCATGCCACTGGTTTCGTGGGTGATGCGTTGGGCGTATGTTATCGCCACCGTGACCGCGTCCGATTCTGTGACGTGTAGGCGGCGGTCGGGCACCGTATCACCGATGACAACGTCCCGTCCGGACGTAATTCGCATTGCCTCAGCGTTATTGCCTGACATAAGTCGAAGATCGCTCCCGGCTTTTGCCGTTCCTATACTGAATAAGTCGCCGCTATATGACCACAACAGCAGCGCCCCAATCGAGTCAGATGGAGAACCAAACGCAATGCGCGCCGTTGATGCGTCGGGTACAGCAATTGATATTCCACCCGTGCCGCTGTGTTCTACGACTAGGTCATCGGATAATGCAGACGGAGTGTAGGCCCCGGAAGAGCCGGTTTCGACATGTAGTGTTCCAAGAGGTGCGGGTGTTTTTATGCCCACCTTCACGTTCGTGGTTATGTCATTATTGGTATCATCAAATACCCATCCAGGCCCCGCTGGTACACCTACAAATGCCCCATCTGCTAAAAACACGTCTGAGAAACCCTGCCCTGCCGCACCTAGCGCCAACCCGTCGTCAGCCTCAGGATATAGCGCACTTGCCGATAAGTGCAACTCTTTTGTGAGTGACCCACCCTCTACCAGTGACCAATAAATAGCGCCATCTTCTGAGCCAAATGTCGGGTCAACACTAACCCATGTAAAACGTGCAAACTCTTCAATGCCCGGCAAATCAGTTAGTAGCCGATAACGATTATAGCCTTCGTTGTTAATGGCCGCCGTGCCACGCCCGTCAAACGAAGCACACAATAAAGACACCCCGGCTCCGCCAGGGTCATTCACCACCCGAAGCTCTTTGTTCACCACCGTTAGAAATGCAACTGATGCGGGATTAACTGTGAGTGTTTGCGTTCCCAGCGTATCAAAATCCACAAACGTAACGCCCGCCAGTGACGAAATTTGGAGTGCGTCATTATTGTTATTGTCAATCGTGATTGTAGCAGTTCCCGCGCTCATATCTAGTGATACGGTATTTAGTTCTACAAGTGTTAAATGCCCGCTGGCATCCGTTGACAATATAAAACGTGCCGCACCTGGGTTTGAGCTATTTGTGATTGCATGTGTATGATTTGCTAAAGTTGCATCGTTAATTGTATTGTATGTTAGCGTGCCTGCTCCTAGCGCCGAAGTTCCTCCAATTGCCGGGACAGTTAAATCCCCATTCAAAATCAGGTCATGAATAGACCATTGGACAAGTGCCGCTGAAGATTGAAATACTTTATTGGCTGCGCCGGGATGATTTAGAGTTGTCCAAGCATTCGCAATGTTCCCATACATTATTCTGCCAGCAACAGCAGTTACTACAATTTCATTCGTTAGAATAGCATTTGCAGAGTTGACTAAATATTCAGCATTACTTGGCGCGCCCCCGCCACCAGCTCCTGTCATAGGCGCGGCTTCTAGTTGTTCAACCCGTTCTCTCAAATAAGAGAAATTGGTTGTAATTTGACTAAAAACTTCTTCGAGTTCTTGGGTTATCATCTCACAACGTCCTCAAATACAATCTTTTTGTCAGACTCCCCGCGCTCCCCAATTGAAATTGAAACTGAAATAATCTTCTTATCCCGCTCAACATCGCCCACTTTTACAGTGACCTTATCGCCAAAGGTATAATGAACGCCATACAAGCTACTCTCAATGTCTTGTGGCGAAAACTCAAAGCGCTCTTCTGTGATAAGTTTGTCTAACCATTCACTAGCCAACCGCTCTAACTCAGCCGCAATGTCCTGACTACCAGCCCCGCGCATCACCTCTTTTAGGTTAATGTTGCCAGTCCCGATGCTGATAGCATTTTCTGAATACTCAATACTTCTTCCCGCGCCGGAACCTTTTCCAAATGCGAATACTCGATTGGATTCTTTTCGATGTTTCTCAATAACTCTTGAAGTTTGCACATTGCCGCGTTCGGGCGCAAAAATATGAGGGGAGTTACCAGCCGCATTTTTACCAGTGCTGCTATCCAATCCACTTGTGGTGCGGTCTTCCCCCAACTGCCCATCAAAAGTTCTAAAAATGTAAGTCCCAATTGTAGTATTGGTTTCTACTGCAAAATCTATTGATGCAAAGTTTGAAATGTCTTGCAAAGTTGCCAGTAGGGGTTTTCCGCTTCGCTCACCACTCCAAGCATCGCCGCTACCCCCATCGGCTTCCACGCTCAAATTAGACAATACTCCATCTGCCAGCCTGGAATTGAGAACGGTTGCATCGCTCCCGGCGTTTTCTTTGACATACTCTTTCATCACGGTTTCGGAAACGTCTGCCTTATTAGATTGAGCGGTGGCGTCCCGGTATGCAATAATCCTTGAAGCGAGAAATCTATTGAGCCCACTTCCCACACAAGTAAATTGATAGTTCCCATTCTGGAAAAGCGTGAAATCAAAATTCTCTGCAATGCCCACAAAATCTGTATACCAATTCTTGACACCTGGAATCTTGCGCTTTATCTCAATATGTGCATTATTTTCAAACAGCGAAACTTTAGAGCTGCGCCCGTCCATGATAAGCGTGAAGAAACCGGTATTATTCAAACTTCTTTGATATTGCAAGCTTCTATAGTCGTCTATAATTGCAAGCCTGACCCCAGTCGGACTATACAAGGCGACCTGATAATCTGCATACAAAGAACTCATTTAAGCCTCATTAAACTATCTAAATTTCCAATAGCTAACTTTCCATCCAGTGAATACAAATGGGCCGCCCAAAGCGAGCGCGGCCCCATCTCTATACGCCCTTAGACTATAGGCTTTCGTTTTAGATAAACCGGCTATGGATACCGCGATTGCAGTTAAAAGTGAGTCAGTGCCGCCACCAACAGCTATATTTGAATAACCACTAGCCTGAGCTCCCGCGTCTATAACAACTTCTGTTTGAGCACGAACGTTACCCCCAGTCCCCTCATAGCAAGTAGGTGTAACGGTTACGCCCAGTCCAAGAATAGCATTCTCCGGGATACTTATTCTCCCCAACGCTATAATAAAATTAACATTGTCTGTTAACACGCCCGGAGCCGCATTATTCCCAACAGCCACAATGCTACCTACTGTTAAATCAGTGACGGTACCAGCATTATACCCAACAAGCGGTGGCGCAAAAACACTAGCCTCTTCTATATCTGCCCACTCTCTTAAATCAGTCAGGCTTGATAATGCTCCCGCATCACTCACTTCCACGGTTGCTATTGGAATATCCCAATAAGTGGCTCTTGTGATATCTTGTACCAAACTTGGGGCAACCGGCCCGACCGCTTCCGCACCTCGGATAACTGTTATACGTGCCTCACGCGGCCCGACCACCGGCCCGGCCCCGGCTGGCGTATATGTAACGGCTTGCTGATAGTTCTTTCTAACTACAATGTAATCAATTCTTGCTAATCCGCCAGCAGCAGCGGGAATTGCGACATTTACAGCAGCATCATTTTCGTGATACAGCCCATCAGCTAGGCATGCTCCGGTATCAACATCCACAGTGGTACCCCCGTCCGTTGGCTCTAATTGATTTCTAATAGAGTAAAATACACCCAAGTTATAAAGCGCGCTATCACCATGATCCACCCCGCTCTTAATTAAAGCAGCCCAAACATCCCACCAATTCCCAACATTGAATGGCCCGGCGTCCCCAATTGTGGTGCCCGGCCACGGTCTTGAAAGTTCTGTCATTTCATCCCTCCGTTAAATCCCAAAGTATCTTTCATAATAGGTTATTTTAATTTCAGTGTTGCCAATAACTGCATTATCACCCAAAACCTGCAATTCATTTAGTCCATTCAGTGCTTCCGGGTGTGGCGCAATATGAAATGTCGCAATATCGCTTTCTGGCGTTGCCGTCCCTATCAAATTCTCATTCGTGTTATTGGTTATGGTCTTTTTACCGTAGTCAAGATTTATGGTTACGGTTTCACCAAGTGCAATATCATAATCAAGTTCAATTTGCTCTTCTGTGGTGTTGTTCAAAATCCGCACGTTATCCAAAGGCCCTGTGATAATAATTTTGGGATAACTTAACCATGTCCCGGTATAGATTACATCCAGGGTATCCCCAATGCTTGTTTCGCCGAACCAAATACCGCCAGAAGTTAGCGAATTACCCTCAAAGATTAGGCGATCTGTCCAATTTGGGCTTTCGTAAAATATCAAATTTTCAAGGCTTTCTAATACCCATATACCCTCAAATTGAGACGGGTTAAAAAGAATTGGGTCGTGTGCTATAAAAATGATGCTTTCTTTAATCTGGAATTCATCACTAACTGAAGTGTCAGAAGGTGAAAACGGAGGTCCCGAACTAATAATCGCTTTCAAGTCCCGTGTTGCGCCGCCCGGCAAAATCTTTCTGAGTACGCCGGGATTAAATGTATTGACTAATTGCCGATTAGGTCTTAGTTTGTCAAGTAATTCTGCGCGGTTATCCCACCAATCTTCCCTGCATTGTCCTGTACGCTCATGAGCCAGCTTAATCAAGCGCGGCTGCAACCTATAATCCAGTGCTGTTCTTCCGTGTTGGAACGGCCCTCTTTGTGTAATGTATTCTATCTCTGGAAATCCATACCCGGAGAAACTACACAAGAATAATTGCTCATTATCATTAAAGTAGTATACTTCGTCTGTTTGCGTTGGGTCAATAACTCCCGCATCGCTAATGTCTACATTGGGAGGTATGTACATATCAAATTCTATAATTGTCATTGGACAGACTCCATTGCAGAAATCACGTTAAAGAACGCGCTTCTTTGCGCCCCGGAAGATACACCACCCGCAAAATTAACACTATTCTGATTATTGTAAGTATTATTGATAATTGTACTGTTTGATTGCGTTGTCATAGTATTCACTACATTACTTACGGCCCGTTCTGGAAGCATAGCCCCAAGATTAACACCCTTTTGCATACCAATCATAGTGTCCATTCCTATACTAGCAAATACTTTTGACGGGGAGTCAATCCCCAAAATGCTTTTGGCATTGTCAATTGCGCCTTGTACGGCATTTTCAATTGCGTCGCCGACAGCAGATGCGGCACTAGAAATGCCTTTTGCCAAGCCCTTGATTAAGTTGGCCCCAATTTCAGCAAGGTCAATACTTTTAAGAAAATCTATTGCATCTTCTATCCCTTCGACAATAAAATCTTTTATATCTCGCATTTTTCCTGACACGGCTAATGCAAGATTGACTAAAGCATTAGTGACCTTATCCTTTATTTCATTGAATTTTGTTACAACCGCTCTGGCTAAATTTGTAACAATCCTGGGCAGTTCTGCTTTTAGCACATTGAATAAAGCGATTGAAGCATTAACAAATTCTGTCATATTATTGACAATCATATTGCCAAGAGCAACAAATAAAGCAATGGTTGCGTTGACAAAAGTCGTGACATTATTGACAACCATATTCTTAAATGCTACAAATAGAGCCACCGAAGCATTAACAAAAGTTGTAATATTTGCCACAATCATATTTCCAAGCGCAACAAATAATGCAACTGTTGCATTTACAAAGATTGTGATATTGTTAATCGCCATATTCTTAAAGGCAATGAACAGAGCCACCGAAGCATTAACAAAAGTTGTAATATTATTGACAATCATATTTCCAAGCGCAACAAATAAGGCAATAGTAGCATTCACAAATTCTGTGATATTGTTGACAACCATGTTTCCAAAGGCAATAAATAGAGCAATAGTTGCATTAACCAATTCTGTAATATTTGCAATAACTGTATCTTTGACATTATTAAACACAGTAATAATAACTGTGAGTATATTGTTAACTGTATTGGTAATGAAATCTTTAATGATTGTCCATGCCGCCGTAATAATTTGGTTAAAACTTTCCATATCGCCAGTAACTAATGCTAGAATTGCGCCTAGCGCAACTGCCAAGACATTCTTTACAAATGTTATGGCAGCAGCTATGCCAGACACGATAGCGCTCCAAACAGAGCCCGTAACAGAAGCGATAGTGTCCCATGTATTTTGTATGAACGTCTTAATATTTCCAAAAGCCGTTGTAAGAAAAGCCAAAGCAACAGTTATGCCAGATATAATAGTATTCCATACAGAACTTGTAATAGAAGCGACAACACTCCACGTATTTTGTATGAACGTTTTAACATTCCCAAAAGTTGTTGTAATAAAGGCAAATATTGATTGCAGTGTGCTAGAAGTAATATTGAAAATGTTTTCAAATCCCTTTGTAAAGAATTGCCCAATTGAATCAAGCACATTAGAAATAAAACTCGCAATGCCATTAAAACCATTAACAAAAAATTGCCTAATAGATTGCACTGCATTAGAGACGCCATTAGACATATTTTCAAGCGCGGTTCCTGTAAATTTTACAATGTTATCCCACGCCGTGCTTAACCAATTTGTGATAGCAGTCCAAGAAATAATGAATACCGCTTTGATAATCTCCCATATTTGAGAAATAGTTGTTTGAAGAGCGGTCATTTTAACACCCAGCAATGAGGCAATGGTCGCAAAGGCGGCTTGAAAAATACCGATGATGAATGTCCATACCCCAGAAAGCATTGTTTTAACGCCTTCCCAAATTAACCCAAAATCGCCTGTAAACATACCGCTAACAATTTCAATAAATCCTGTAAGAAAGTCAGTTAGCCCAATAAATATTTTCTTGACACCTTCCCATATAGGCCCAATATTTGCTACAAATGCCTCAAAAATCTTAATACCTTCATCACGCACGTACTCAAAAGCAGGTATCATGTTATTTGCAAATTCTTGTAGCCGTGGGAGAATGTCAGTCATGAAGAAATCGACTGCTATTCCAACGACTTCTTTGACCTTCTCAAAAACGCTAGTCACGGTTTCAAAGCTTATTCCAAGCGACTCAAACCCGCCTGATATGTCGCCGCTGGCGAATTTTGCAAAAATGTCAACTACTTGCAATGCTAATTCCCCGATTTCAACAAAAAACTTGCGCAATTGCGGCCCGTATTGTTGGACTAAAGGAATGATTGCGCTTATAAAATCGTTAATCGCTGGCAGCAGAGCAGAACCCATTTCAATTCCAACATCCCTAATGTTATTTTTCATCAATTGCATCTGAGATGCGGTTGTTCTGTATCTTTGTTCTGCCTCTGTTTGCAATGCTGTATTCTCTGCAAACGCATCATTCGCATTATAGATTGAGTCATTTAATATATCACTATTTTGAGCTAGTGACAAAAATGCTTGCTGCAATCTCGAATCCTTTAACTCTAAATCATTCAGGACGCCCAATGCTTCATCGCCACTTTTGCCCAGCCCGGCAACAAACATAGTGAACGCCTCAGAAGCGTCAACTTCCCACAATTGAGCAAAATCAGTTGCACTTAACCCAGCAGTTTCAGCAAAAGTTTCAAGTTTATCGCCGCCAGTTAAAACGGCTTCATTCATAGAGAAAATAGTCTTTTGAACCGCCGTGCCGCCTGCTTCTGCATTAACTCCAACACTGCTAAAGGCGGCCCCGATGCCAAGCACGTCACCTTCTGTAAGTCCTGCGATAGCCCCGGCCCCGGCTATTCGTTGAGCAAAATTTAGAATATCTCTTTCTGTGGTTGCGCTGTTATTCCCCAAATAAACAAGAGCACTGCCAAGATTACTAATTTCATCCTGGCTTGTTCCCATCACATTTGCCATTTGAGCAAGCCCAATAGCAGCCGCTTCCGTGCTTAGGTTGGTGGTTTCTCCTAAAGCGGCTACGGTTTCAGTAAAACTAATCAGGTTATCTTGTTGAATTCCTAATTGCCCCCCAATTTCCCCAATAGCCATTAACTCTTCGATGGTGATGGGGATTTCTTTTGAGAGTGCTCTAAATTGAGTTTGCAACTCAAAGCCCGCATCTGTTAAATACCCCGTGCTGTCTGTTAACCCATCGGTTGTTTTTGTGACCCCGGCCCACGCGCTCTCAAAAGAAATTGCATCTGCTACAATTGTGGTTGCAAGTTTACTAAACGCCCCAATGAGTTGGGGTATAACTTGTGTGGCAACAAATGCCAGTGAATTCCCAACCGCCACCTCAAATACTCTTGCAAAACTGAATCCAGAGTCAGCAGCGCTCTTTGTCTCATTGGTAGCGCTATTAACACCTCGGATATATTGATTTAATCCCCGGCTAAATTGCGAGACATCAAATATTGCTACTAGACCAATTTCTTCCATTTATTTTTTCTGTTTTTTCTCATTCAGATAGTTATTGTAGAATTGCATCATGCTAGATACATTCATAAATGCTACTGCTTCAGCCTTGCGCTCCTCTGTTTCCAGAGTGTCCCATTCATACACTTTGTAGCCCCAATGGTGAGCGGTTTGAAGCTCAAGGAATCTTGGCGAAAACATCCAGTTTGATTGTTTATCATTCCAGTTTAAGAGCTTCCTGAGTTCAATCTGTTTGTTCCTTCTTCGGTAGTGAACCCCGAAATGTGGCCTCAGCGTTATCAATCAATTGCTGGTCAACCCCCCGTGCGCTCAATTTCATTACCTCAGTAAAAAGTGTCATAATGTCTTCCGGGGTCTTGGCAATCTCAGAAGAGACAAACTTGACCTTAATATCAAAATCGTTGTCTGGAAGTTCAACTCCAAGCCATTTCATTTTATTTTTCCAATCCTCTGACACCTCGCAATCCACGCCCTCGAAGAAGATATAATTGAAGAGTTTTTGGTTTATGGCAACTCCTAATTCTTTGGTGTCAGCCAAGTAGCGCCGCCATAAAATGCGTTCTTTTTCACTTGTCTTTTCATCAATGATTGTAGTTGCGTCATGTTCAAATTGCTGTGTTTTGTTGTTGGGTAATACGGTATCATACGTTGGCGGGGATAGGATTTTTCCATTTTTAATAAATTGCTGTTTTGTCCCGGTCTGCAATTCTTGAAATACTATTTGCGAAACTGCTTTTAATGTGTACTCTACCATTATTATTCTCCTTTTTGAAACAGGCGAACGCGCTAAAGCAAAGGAGACAAAATCCTTAACGCGCCCGCCTGGGACTACTGATTAACCATATACCTTTGTGATAAATGCCCCGCCAGCATCGCTGCCTACTGCATATGCTGTATTTGAGTTACACGCATAAATTGCATTTAACCCTGTATTTGTAGGAGTCGTGATGCTTTCCCAATCAGTGCCGCCGTTTTTAGTTCGATAAACCGCTCCCACCGGTGCCGCTGTATCAATTACCGCCCACAAAACAAACTCATTAGAAAAATCAATATCATTCACGGCCCCTGCCAATACCTGAACTTGTGACTCCCAAGTAACACCCCCATCAAAGGTCACATAAACATGACCATCTGCTGTACCTACGTATATTTTATTTTCATTAAAAATCTTGACACAATAGACATTTGGCGTTCCCGTCACTACTGTTGTGGTTGTTGCCCACGTTGTCCCGCCGTCGTCTGTTACCAATACAATTCCATTATCTGCTGCAATAGCACCAACGTTTTGATTGATAAAATGAACCGCGTTCATATCTTCGGCGGTCACGTCACCTTCTGTTTGAGGTGCCCAAGTCAATCCGCCGTCACTAGAAAAGAAGACATACCCCTCAGTCGCAACTAGCCAAATATGACGGCTATCCAATGACCATAGCGCGCCGCTATCATTTGCAAAACGGGTATCCGCCGCCTCAACGTCTACAAGCGCCCAAGTCGCCCCGGAGTCGTCGCTATATGCGATTTCTACTGGGTTAGCGGGCGCAACCTCTGTACCCCGTACTACAAGCCATCTGGAAGTGTCTTTGTCAATATCAAAACAAGTTGAACTAACAACATCCTCTACAATTGCAAAAGGCTGAGTCGCGGTTGATGCCCAATCCACGCCACTATTTGTAGTGCCTAGAATATTTGCCGCCGCCGCCGTGCCCGCGCTTGCTGATACAAAACCAACCTCACAAAGTTCTGATTCGTCCCCGCAAACACCCGCACATCTTTGGTCACTGCAAAAACTAATGTCATTAAGAGTCTCTGTTTCACTTTCTTCTAGCGTAACCGCTGTTAGGCTACGTATCTCAATTAGCGGTGGTGCCGCCGCTAAAGAATAGGTTGCCTCCATCCGCTCACTACTTTCTCGCATCAAGAGATTGTTAATCGTTCTGCTAGTAATTTTACGCACGTCGGCAATAAATGTTTTGACAGCACCCACAAACACATCGCGCCGCGTACCGCATGCTAAATTGATATATATTGGAATTGGGCATTTTTGCTCTCTCAAAATAGATAGAGCGCCAGTCACATCTTCTGTAATATCAAATGTAACGGCTTCTGGCGGCGCATGCTCTTCACCTACGGTAAGCCATCTATTAGTCCCGCTTGGGTCAGGACAAAATCTAGGGGTATAATCACCAAGCGGCTCATCAATACTTTCTACATCGTGACATCCCAAATACACTATATCTTTCCCGGCCCCGCCTGGTTGAGCGAAAAGAGCCGTCATCCCAGCATCAAAATGAATTTCACCTGTCATTGCATTGCCTCCGCTATTTGCACTAATCTAGTTTCCATAATTAACACGAACGCCCCTTTTCTTCTATCCTTAATTTGTTTGTCAAATTTTCTTGCCTCGATCCCCGGTCTTGGATATTTCTTATTCACAAATAATACACCACCACGCCCACTCCCACTAGAAATACTTCCCGGTCTAGTTTTCGCCGCAAAATCCATTGACATAGTGGCATATCTCACTTTCGTTCCCGCACTGACATACCTATAAATATCATTATCAGTTGAGACTTGCCCCTTAATAGCCTTTCGAGCATCCTTCACAGTTTTCTGAAATACAGGCTTGGTTTTCCAGGTCTTAACAGTAAGTAGAAAGTCGGTATGTACCAAGTCAACAAAATCTTTCATGCCCTCTTCAAAAAACCATAAAGCATTGCTAAATATTTGCTGGTACGCTAATTGATGGGGTGTCTTCGCTTTCAGTCCCACTTTTTACCTCGGATAATTTCTTCTTATACACGCGCTTTGGTTTAACCTCACTAAACCCCTTGATATTCTCAATAAACCATTTAGCGTCACGTTTATCAATACGTCTCTTGGCCCCCGGTTCAAATTTGTACAGGTGATAGCTGAATCTTCCGACAACAGATAGCCGAACTCCCTTATAAGCGACTTCAAGAAAGCCATCTTCCCCTTCGATATAATCCGCCGTCCTTTTTGGTAGAGTCGTTGGTTTAACAGCGCGCTTTTTCCCCGTGCAATTAGTACATGCCATTTTATAAACCCCCTTCTATAATAATAGAAATTGTGCTTAAAGCGAGCGGGAGTGCAAAATAAAATGAAATTTCAGGCAAAAAAATATACACCAAAGTTGCACCTGCTCCCACCCACACACTCAAACACCAAAAACATTCAAACAAATTCCCGCCAAAGGTATCAGGGTATCCAACGGGTTCTTTGTCCACATGGATCACCCCAAACATTTTTCTAATCACCCCAAATAGATTAAAAGGCCCCTTCTCTTGATAAAGCAAAGAAGTCATCCTGTAAGTTGCCAGCGCCAACACTAAAAAATAAACTATATTCATATCATCATTATAGCGCAAAATAAATATTTGTCAAGTAACAAAAAACCCGCCCAATTTCTTGGGCGGTTAAATGTAAGACCGGGTTTAGCTAAATCATAGCTATGTATTTGTGTCCTTTCGTACTATAAATTTCAGCATTTGGGTATTTGCTCAAAATATAGTCAATGGCTTGCTGTCCGACTGCATTTGCGCTGAAATAAACATCATCTCCTGGCAATTTCTTGAACATGGTTTTAGTCTTAGACTCCCTGTTCATATCTTTAATTTTCTGATATTGTCCCAACAAATCTGCAATCAAGCTTTCACAATCAATCTGAGAGACGCTGTCGAAAAATGAGTCAAACACATTTTTGTTAATTGAAAGATAGCGGTCGCTACCACCTGAGCCATCATTGCTGGCAATAAAGGCTCGCTTCCCATTAACATAAACCGATGCTTGATAACAAAATGTTTCCCGACTTGAGAACTTTGAAATTTTGACACTTTTTATCTCAACCCTAAATTTCTTGTTCATTTCAGTTCCTTTGTTTAGTTAACTCTGCTTACAGTATAACAGATTAAAGAAACTTTGTCAATGCTTTAGAGATGTATTTTCAGAATAATCCGTCAATATTATTTGATTTTTTCAACGTTCCAATAAGGCCGTTCCCCGGTGGTATAATAAACCCGCTTGATGTGATGCTTCTTCATAAACTGATAGCAGCTATTACACGGTCTTGCTAGTGCTGGTAACCCGTCACAAGTCTCTCTATAGACATAAACCGTGGCTCCCTTAACTGAGGTATTAGCCGATAGAATAGCCTTTATTTCAGCATGAATACTTTGGCACTTCTCACTTTGAGTAAATAGTGGATGGCTTTTGTCTATATTACAACAAGCACTTACTGGCTTCCCGTGGATCGCCACCACAGCCCCGACCTTGACCCGATGACAACTATCAAGGCTGGCATTGCGCGCCAACCGGAAGAAACCCTTATTCAAAAGATTATTCATTGCTGTTGTATTCCTGCCTTTTTTATCAAGAGCCTTGCAAACATAAGCAACACCATAAATCTTCTTTCTAGTTTGTCTCTTTTGTAATTTTTGTTCTCTAGCTCAATTATCCATTGTGACGGGTCTAGTTGCTCACAGCACGTAATATTGTATAGTTTGCCCTCATAATACAATAGCTTCTTGCACGTACCAGAATAGCAGCCTCTTGGTGGTTCATCCATCATCAGCAAACCGTTTTGCAGAGTACCAGAATCTATTCCATATCTAATTGACATTTTGCTAACCTTTGCACCCTTCTTAAAAATCTTGTGAGGATCATCCAAGATAGTAATTGACATTGCTTCTTGGTGCGTATGTTTTGGCATAGCGCCTCCCTATAAGATTGAATACCATTTGTCAATAAGCTCTTTCCGCTTATTCTTTTTGCGCTTAACTGGAGTATTATTTTCCCAATCATTGATTAACAATTGCCTAACTTGTTGTTGATAAATATACTCTTCTGGCGGTTGCTTATTAAACCGATTCATAAACCTCTTCTTGTGAGTGTACGGAGTTGACAAAAACAAATAATCACGATATTGAAGCCAGTTATCAAAATTATCTGGAAGATCAATCGCATTATACACCCCGTCCCTTGCAACATATTTAGCAGCACAATGCACGCCCTTCAATCTTACAAGTAGCCTAGCATAAGTATCAGGTTCTAACTTCTGCAAATCTGACAAACACCCGAAGCTCTTTTCATGAATTAAATTTGATACACGCATTGTATTATAGTAGTTATGATTTGCAGAAAACATTTTGTCATACACTGAATTATACTCAATATCATTTTCATAAATGTATTTCCAAACGTCCCCCATTCCCCAATCATAAATTGGATAAAATCTATACGCACTATCATTTTTATGAGACTGAGTTGACCACAATACATCTTGATAACCCGCCTTTTTAGTAACAGCCCTAAACCTATTTAGAGACTCTTCTGCCCTTAATCCAATCAAAAAGGCGGTATTGTTTTCTATAGATTCTTTCCAATAAAAAAAATCATAAAACCGTTGAGGATAATCATCTTCTAGTTCATGAATAGCAATCTCGTTTTTATCTCTAACCCACGATTCACCCATGCCCCAAGCATACAAAAACTCTTCCCGATAACTGGAAGCATTTGTTAGTTTGATAGGTACCTGATACCACTCTGGGATAACATTGGGATGTCGCATCATTAGATCGATAAGCTCGATTGATGATTGATACTCTGCTTCTTGGTCTAAAAAGAAAACTCGTATAAACCTATTTCTTAAAATTGCTTCCTGGATTGCTAACCAATATAAAACCGTGCTATCTTTCCCACTACTAATGGATACAATTATATTTTCAAATTCGTTAAATACATATTTTACACGCTCTTTTGCCGCGTCGCAACAACTCCTATTAGTAAACACCTTAATGCCCATTACAGAACCCCCATAAATGTTGCATAAATTCATTAGCATTACTTATATATTTTTTGAATTCTGCGAGTAAATACAAATCAACTTTTGCATCTGAATAAATACATGCATGCAACCCTTTCCTGTATTGGTCAAAAATACGATTTGGGTATAACAAATTATAGTGCTTGTTACACACTGCTTGCATTGATTCTGTATTATTCACAAATCTATGCAGCTTGCTAATAATTGAATGCGCCGTAACCTCAGATTCAAACAAACTCTTTTTTAAGACCTGATATTTTTTATGTTCTTTATCACTCAGGTTCATTTGAACAAACTGAATTTTATCAATATCAAAAATTGATTGTATATACACATCACTTGCTTCAAACACATGACTTGCAAGCATTTCAATATTGAAAGGATCGTATTCAATATTAGCCATTGCGTCCCGGAAAGCATAATTGTGAGGGTATCCCAATAGCGTTTTGTCTACCAGGCTATAGGCAAAATAACAATAATACACTTCTGACTTAGAGGCAAATGGATGATTCTCAAAAATTATCTTATCTCCAAAAGCACGTTGCAAGGCCCCTAAATTCCTATCGGGTATAGAGGATATATACACCCCATCCACAATAAATCCAATATCAGCATCAACTCTAAAAGATTTGACGGTCTTGAGCAGGTTTTCCCATTCAACAAAATGCAACTTATCCCCAAATTGCATTCTTGACAAATCGGCAAATTGACTTCTTTTTGATTCAACATAATATACATGCTTGTAAGAGTGCAATATATTTTCAATATATAGCACAATCTCATTAAAATTGGTTGAATACACCACCCTGCTACTCAATTTTTAACTCCATTGTGCTATACCGCCCCCGATTGCCTCCTTGAACAAAGCCGAACAACTCCAAAACACCCTTACTCATATCCGTGCAATAAGTCTTGATAATTGATATATTGTTTTCTTTTGCGTATTGCAGCCGTTTAGCAACCAACTCTTTATATATACCACACCCTCTATATAATGGAAGCACGTAACTATGCTTAAACAGCGCATATCCCTTCTTTGTTTGTATACAAGAAATACCAACACAATCATCATTATTTATTGCAATAACCCAGGTCATATTATTATCATAGTGCATTTTTGACCCAAGCTCTTTTTCGACAATTCGGGACGCAAAAAACCAACCAGTATATCCCCAAAACTCAAAAGAGTCAGATTCGTATATTTTATATATCATCTTACAATTCAAATGTTTTTGATTGTCTAAATGATGACCTTCTCCTATTTATTGCACTACGCACCTTCCTATGGTCTACAAGGCTAGGGACATGTATCCAGTATTTCTCTTTGCGCGCTTTCAGAAAATCAGCAATTAACAAATCGTACCCGGAGCGCAGCTGCTGTTCTTTCTTCTCCCATTTGGAATGATATTCTAGCAAAAGTTTTGAATAATTTGGCGGCAAATAAAAACATTGACACATCATGAACTTGCGCCCATAATCTAACCGGCTCCCAATTAAAAGGTCATCTTTACGCATACTAAAAAACTGAATTACTGTATCTGAATTATCCTGAATTACACAATCAAGCTTGCTCTGAAAACCAGCAGTTACAATAATATCATCTTCAATATGTACGGCAGCATTCTCCCCCACAAAATCAAGCGCGTTCAAAAATGTGTGCATTGCATTTTTGTCTGTATCTTCTACTATTTGAAGCCCCTCAATTTTACTCTCAAGATAGCCTCTGTACTTAGTCCGCTCTTCACAAATTCGCAAAACTATTTGATAATCCATTCTCTACCATACTCCTTATTTGCCAAAATTTGAGCAATGCCCTTAATTTGCTTGAGCCTCAAAAGCTCTTCAACAGACATTCCAAGATGTCTAGCTATATCTTCATCTGCCCACTTACCCCTCACTAATCTAGCCACAATATCCGCCATACTCATAATTTTATGCACGCCCCTAGCCCGATTGTGTCTAATGGTAGAAGCTATTCTTTCATCAATGTTTTTATCAATAATCGAAACTGGAATAACATTACTATGAAAAACATCTCTCAAAATTGTATATCTATGTTCCCCATCCACTACAATATATTTATCATTTTCAATATCGTGATAGACTACCACAGGCATTGTTACCCCATCTTCTGCAATTGACAATGCAAGCAAATCCATTTCTGGTTTTGCAACATTGTTTGGATTATAGCCATTACATACAACCTTACAAAGAGGCACCAACTCTGGCTTCATACAAGGGAATTTAAGTTCTTTTTGCATTTCAACTCCTTTCTAAAGCCAGCAAGTACATTCTCCTTTTTGGCAATAGCCCGCTCAATCCTACTTTCAATGCCGCAAGAGGCATACAGACTGATATAAATGGGACGTTGCTCTTGTCCAATCCGGTGCGCTCTATCTTCTGCCTGTATTCTATGGGCATATTTGAACTCATTCTCATAAAAAATTGTATATCGAGCTTTAGTTAAATCAATCCCATGCCCCCCAGTCGCCATAGTCGCAATTAAAAACCGCTTCCTTCCGCTTTTCCACAATTCAAGATTCTTATGTCTCTCATTCTCGTTAATCCCCCCATAGTATAACACACTATCAGCTTTCAGCAAGTCAGCTATTTTTTGCACGCTATACACATATTTGCACCAAATAATGACGCTTTCGCTTTCTGGTATTTGCTCAATAACATCTGACAACAAATCCATTCTATCATTATCAATTTCAAGCAACACCCCCTCATAATTCCAAAAACCCGACACTATTTGTTGCAAAGCTCCAAACAACTGAAAAATTAAATAGCTTTCTTGAATATCACTCTCTACCAAGATTTCTTGTTTTGCCTTGTTGTAATATTCGCGTTGGGCATTTGTCAGGCCACAATAGCGAGACTCATAAATCTTCTTAGGTAAATCCAACGCTTCATCTTTTGTAATTTGAAAAATGTACGGCTCAATCTTTGAAGCAAGATGCTTCGTATTATGCGCCTTTATCACCATACCTGGATAATCTGGATGATACTCTAAATGATTCGCCGAAAAAGAGTAGAAAGAATTATATTGCAAAATCTCAGAGCTTAAAAACACCATTTGTGAATACAAATCTTTATACCCCTCCGAGAGTGGGGTGCCCGTTAAAATCAAACGATATTTAGCATGTTGGCACATTTGAGTAATGCGCCTTGTTCTAATTGATGAATGGCCCTTGATGTAACTTGATTCATCAACCACTACAAAAGTATTTTCATCTATAATACTATTTGCCGCCAGTACCATTCTATTACTTGAGCTAAACGATTCTAGCCCCACAATATACCAAGTCGCCTTTGGCACATTGTCAGATTTTGTCTTACTGTCAAACAAATAAATATCTTCTTTTTTACAATCAGTGTGTTTAAGAATTTCTTCCCTTGCAGTTATTTTTAGCGATACAGGACAAATCCACACAACTCGATTGATTCTTTGTTGCCTAATCTTCACAAGCTCAATTGCGCACCGGGTCTTTCCAAGCCCCATATCCATGAACAGCCCAGCGACTTTCAGATTTGCAGTTTTATCAATCGCCGACTGCTGATAATCATACAATGTTGAAATTGTACTAAATCTCTTCAAATAATCATAATCAATCAAGTTCGCACCAACTGTATAACTTGCATTATGAAAAGACTCTTTCCTCCATTCTGGAAGAGCCATATCTTTCAATTGTATATCAAGTACCATTGCAGATTTTGCTTTTTCTTGTTGCTTATTGATTGCTAATTGTGCTAATGGCTCTATTCCAAAATTGTGCATTCCGGCAAAGTCAACAACTTCTGCATAATTCTCAATAGGAATACAAACACACTTGGTGTCTTTTTTGTCATAGCGCGCCCCACCCAGCATCATAACCCTAGTAAAAAAATCGAGCTCCCCATACCCCCACCATAGTCTAAGCCATCCCGTAAACTCCCCCTTACCTAACACTACCCATCTTCTGCATTCTGGTTTATACTGCTGGTTAACGGCTATATCTCGAATCTCTTCATTGGGAAACTCAACCGGGAAGCCCTCACTTAAAAAGGTTGCCCCAATTTCCGCCAATCTATCTTGCAAACTCCCTGCCAGCGGCCCTACAATTCGTTCACGTCTATAGTTACTCCAATTCCATCGCAAGTGCAAAGACTTGGCAATCTCTGTAAATTTGTCATTTTTCTCAGATAATTTTACATATGCCAAATTGCCAGTCATACCAAGCTTTACAATAAACTTAGTACAACTGGCTTCTGGATAAACAAGAACGGTATCTACAATCTCCAAACTGTCCCGCCACTAAAAATTGCCTGAGTACCATCTTCTGACATATAATAGTAACCCGTGACAAATTCCCTTGAATTGGACAATGTGCCAAATTTCCAGTGGCGATTACTGCCAGAAGTGCCCCTATAAGAATTTTCATCAGCAAACGTTATATCAATCATAGAAAACGGATGACACTCAGAAGACCGGAGACGGGGCATTTCTTTCATCATCCCCTGAATACTATGAAATACCTTTTCTGTTTCCCCGCCAAAATGCTCATACACGTCTTTGGTTACAATCACCGGGTGTGGGGAATAGTCACCATAAATCTTGACCGCGCTCTTGTCCAAACTCCACAGCTCTTTCATTTCAATTCCTTTGATTTGTTTTCTTAACTCTAATTACATTATAACACAGCTTTTCAAAAAGTCAAGGGGCAAATTCTGGAATATGACATTTATCCTTATTTTGAAAATTGCTCAAATTTGCCTATTGACAAACACGAATATGCCTATATAATAAAGGTAAGTTAAAAACAAACCGACAAGGAGAAACCAAAATGCGCAATTTACTTACTGAATTAGAGGAAACCGGACTTGAAGCCACTAACAATAAATGCTACCCATTAGACGAATGGCTCAATAAAGCTGGTATAAAAACCTTTGACCTATTATTCGCTAATGGTTTAATTGAACTTGCCTCAACACGACTCGAATACACTGTCATTCAAACCACAAAATCGGGGGAAGACTATTTGCAGCTATTTTCAGGAAGAACGGCGGTTAGCTTCGACATGGTTGAAGAAACCTTTGAAAACACTGGCGAATTTATGAATAGTCCACTCTATAACATTTTGCCTTGCGGGGTATGCAATGCAATTGTAGAAATTCTTGATAGCAAATAGAAACAGAAAAAGCCACTGGTATAGTCTAATTTATCAGTGGCTTTTTTTATTGCCCGAAAATGATTAACCTATAATCGCTCTTCCAACTCTGATTTGATAATTCTT